ATGTGCGGTGTGACGCCGGAAGACCTGGAAGGGTTCGACCTGGCCGACTCCAAAGCGCTGGCCGAGTTTTTTCGGACCCTGGTGGATGGAAAGGGCGAATCTACCAACGTATGACGAAGTCCTGCTGTATTGGCTGCATATCCAACCATCTGAAATAGACCAGTTGGTAGAGGCAGACTACATGCGCTGGACGGATCTCGCCTATAGGGTTTACAAGGCGCGTACTGAAGAGCAAGCGTAGTCCGTAGTCACAGCGCCGCCCTCTCTATAACCCGCCAACAGCCGCGTTCCAAGCGGCTGTATCCCTCGCAGCGCCCCCCTCCGCATCAGTCTTCCCTGACCAGCAGATCCTTGCGCGAAAGCGCAATCACAGGGAAAAACATCATGGCTTCAACCGTCGTCGCAGGCTTGAGAATCGCCGCTTCTGCCTCGGGCATGAGCGTTTTCAGCGGTGCCCAGAAAACACTGCTGGGGTTAAAGACCGTCACGGAAACACTTAATGCCAAAAACATCGAACTCGGCCAGTCCATCAAGAAAAGTATGGGTACTGGCGGTGTGCAAGCTGTTGCGGCACTCAACGCGCAATACCTGCGGCTGAGTCAAAGTATCGACAAGGCACGAATCAACCAGGAGCAACTACAAAGCCGCCTGGCGCGTCGGGATCAACTCAAAACAGACCGCAGCAATTTGCGCTCGGGAGCTTTGGAAACGCTAGCTGTGGGCGTTGCCGCCGTCTTGCCCGTTAAGTTGGCTATCGACTACGAGTCGGCCATGGCGGACGTGAAAAAGGTGGTCAACTTCGACACACCGGATGGCTTCAATATCTTGCGTAACGAAATCCTTGAACTGACCAGGGTGCTACCGTTGGCGGCGTCCGATCTGGCGAGCATTGCCGCCAGTGGTGGGCAGTTGGGTGTCGCGTCAACCGATCTGAAGCAGTTCACGACCACCGTAGCCAAGATGGCGACCGCCTTTGATATGTCCGCCGAGGCCGCAGGCGACTCAATGGCCAAGTTGGCGAACGTCTATCGCATTCCAATCAAAGAGATTGATCGCCTGGGCGATGCCATCAACGAACTTTCCAACAGCTCGCCTGCCAAGGCCAGTGACATCGTCAATGCTCTGGGTCGGATAGGTGGCGTATCTAAAGCGTTCGGGCTGACTGAAACTCAAGCAGCAGCGCTCAGCAACACCTTCATCAGCCTGGGTAAAACTCCGGAAGTCGCGGCAACCGCCATCAACGGCATGTTGATCAAGTTGCAAACAGCCGAGAAACAAGGGAACAAGTTTCAAGACGCACTGGAGTCCATCAACATCAGTGCTTCCGACCTCAAAACGGCCATCGGTAAGGACGCACAAGGCGCGCTCTCAGACTTCCTAGGCACCGTCAATCTGGTGCCCAAAGCTGACCGAATGGGCCTTCTCGTCGATCTGTTTGGCTTGGAATATGCCGATGATGTCGCTGTTTTGGCTGGGTCAATGGAGACGTACGCCGGATCGCTCGCGCTTATCAAGGATGCGAGCAACTACAAGGGCTCGATGGAGAAAGAGTTCCAGGCGCGCGCAGCAACTACCGCCAACAACTTGCAACTGCTTAAAAACGGGCTGACAGAGTTAGGTATCAACTTGGGAGCAACAGTGCTTCCACGGCTGAACGAACTGATCAACACCGTGCGACCGGTGTTCACGTCATTTGCTACCTGGGCGAAGGAAAACACCGGGTTGGTTGGCGGCATTCTCAAACTGGTGACGGGTGCAGTAGCACTCAGGTTGGGCTTCATCGCCCTGAGCTACGGCGCGAGTCTGGGCGCATCCGCACTCAACGGCGTGGGCATTGCCATGTCGGTTGCATCGGGGAAAATGGCTGTACTCAACACCTCGATCATTGCGACTCGCATGGCCCCGTTGATCACCGGCACAAACGGGCTTAAAGCAGCGCTCCCCGGCCTTTCAGGCGGCATGGCGCTCTTGGGTAGCGTGATCGCTGCCACGCCCATTGGCTGGATCGTCGCAGGCATTGCTGCGGTCGCAGCTGGGGGCCTGTTGATCTACAAATACTGGGAGCCTATCAAGGCTTGGACAGGCGGTTTTTTCGGTGGGTTGATGGAAGGGCTCAGGCCTCTCAGTGATGCCTTCTCTGCTGCATTTGCACCGCTAGCACCACTGGTCGCGGGTCTGGGCTCATTGATAAAGCCGGTGATTCAGTGGTTCAGCGAGCTGTTTTCTCCCGTACAGATGTCGGGCGAGGCGTTAGGTCAAGCGAGCAGTTCCGGCATGGCTTTTGGGCGGGTACTGGGCGCGGTAATCTCGGGTTTGATGACGCCAGTTCGTTGGCTTCTGGAGGGAATCGGGGAGATTCCTAAAGCCTTCAACGGCGGGCTTGGCAGTGTGGCAGCGCTGATTACTAACTTCTCGCCATTGGGCCTATTTTACCGGGCCTTTGCTGGGGTAATGAGTTACTTCAATGTCGAGTTGCCAGCCAAGTTTACCGACTTCGGCGGGATGCTGATTTCAGGATTGGTTGAGGGCATTCGAAACAAACTCGGGAGCGTCAAAGACTCTATCCTTGGGATGGGCGACTCGATCAAGAGTTGGTTCAGCGGAGCACTCGACATTCACTCGCCAAGCCGTGTGTTTATTGGTTATGGCGGTAACCTCTCAGAAGGTGCCGCCCTGGGGGTTGTTGGGCAAATGGGCTTGGTACGTAAGGCCGTTCTCGGTATGGCCGCTGCCACAGCGGTGACGCTGTCTCCGCCGTTGCTGGCGGCGCCGTCAGCGCCCGCACTGTCCAACCAGGCCCAGGCGTATGCCAGCGCTACACAGGCCTCTGCGTTGGCACGCGGGCCTATTGCCGGTGACAGCGGTGGAGGTATCACTGTTCATCTCACGCAAAATTTCACCATTAGTGGGGGCTCAAGCAGCACTAAAGAGCAAGTCTTGCAGGCAGGTCGGCAAGGTTACGATGAGTTCATGCGCAACATGGAAATATTCGAGCATGACCGGCGGCGGCGGAGTTACAGGCCAACGTAGGCACTGAAAGCGCAAGCGCTTGCGCTTTTCCTTGGAAGGCCAGAGAACCCCAAACTGTTTGGGGTTCTTTGCTTTCTGGGGCGTGATAAATGGCAAGCGCTTGTCGATTTGATGCCAAACGGTTTGGTCTTTTACGACACGACGCAGACTTTTTCGGTGACCGTCACCAGTCGATATATATTGCAAGTCGCATGCTTATTGGGGGAGAGCCTGTGTGAGTGGTGACCGTCACCAGTTCTCCCGGCACGGTGGTGGAGTTAGGAACCGAAAAAGCGCCAACGTCGGCGCTTTCCTGTTGAGCGCAAAATTGCCGACGGCGGTAACTCAAAAAATGCTAACTCCCTTATTTTGTTGGTTCTACGCCATCTTTCGGGTGGGGAAACTCATTACGTCGGTAGTTTACTTTGGGTGATACGCCGTAAACGTTGAAGGCAGTCTTGAAGTGCTGACCGTCGGCGTTTTTTTACAAAAAAAATACTGAAGATCAGCCCCGTTGAAAAGTCCTGACGGTCACGGAAAATTTCCGGACTTTCTGGAGAGAAGATCGCCCGAAAGCCCCGTATTATAAGGGGGGTGATCAGTTTTAAAGCTCCTGGCATTTCGGGAAAAGTCGTGACCGTCAGGACTTTTTAGATGTGTAGCCTTGCAGGGGCAATCGCTTGCCGTTTTGATTGAATACACGATAAGCGCAAGCACTTGCGCTTTTACGTTGAGAGCAAAATCGCCGACGGCAGCAATTCAGAAAACGCCAACTCCCTTATTTCGTTGGTTCTAAGCCATCTTTCGGATGGGAAAATTCGTTACGTCGGTAGTTTTAGCGGTGGTGCAGACTATGCACCGCGACGGTCGCGGTTGAGATAGCTCAATATGGCTCTCACCTTGCGGCTCATAAACTTTTTGATTTGCCCATTAGCAGTTCAGCTGCTAGCATCTGTGATGTCACGGTAAATCCCGTGGCCGGGTGTGCAAGCCCGAGTAAGCAAAAGGCGCATAAGCGCCACCGAAAACATTGCAGGCGCTTTTTTTACGCTTTCAAGAAAGTTTATGGTGGCTGCGTGCGGGAGGGCTTCGGCCCTGCCGGGTTCCTTTTGCCCCGGTCTTGCACACCCTCACGCAGCCGCCACCCGTCATGTGCAAGTGAGGTTGGCGGTTCCTAAGCAAAAGGAGCCGATTCAATGAAGCAAGTCCTAAATCCGTTCAATGTTTCTGACCGCATCGCCGCGCACAAGAAGATGGCCTGCGCGGCCCTCTTCGCTGACTCTAGTGCCAGCACACGCCTAAACCGTTATCGCCACCATATGCAACGTGTTCGCTCTTTGGAGCTGCTCGCTGAGCTGGTTTGTGTATTGCGCACAGGAGGTGCGAAATGACCGCTAGTGTAGTTTTCACAGCGAACATCAATGGCGTCGATCTTGACGTTGTTCAGACTGGCGGAAAACGCTGGATTACAGCTCGCGATCTCGCAACCGTCCTTGGCTACAAATGCGAATCTGGAGTTAGGATGGCATACAGCCGTCATCGCAAAGTTGAGCGGCTTCAAGGCCATAGCATTAAGGTAAAGATTGCGGGTTATGGGGGAAGTGATGCGCGCATCTTCGATGAAGTTGCGGTTATTTATTTCTGCGAGTACAGCAAACGTCCTGGTGCGTTCCACCTGCTGCGCTGGCTTGAAGCAGGCGGTATGCAAGCGGGCCCAGCTGCGCCAGTGCCAGTTGCAGATCCAGTTGCAGCCAATGTACTAGCGTTTAAATCGCTCAGTTCGCCACCTCCACCGAACCAAACTGAACGCCGGAAAGGCTACTGCTGCGAGCTGTTAAAAACCCTGCTGGACCACAGTACGGATCTGGAAGTAATGGATCTGACACATGTCGTCGAGGCGGAAGTAAGCGACCTACTCAACCGTCGCCACTGCCCCAGTTTGAACAATGCTCGCTACGAACTGTATCGCCGCTTCTGGTTGAAAGGGGGTGATGTATGAGCGCTGTCGTGATCCAATTTCCAAGTCGCCGTACATATCCGGAGACGCGCCCTGACGCATTGAGCGCCGCGGCGGAGTTGATCGCGAAGGTGGTTGCTGATCTGCCTTTCGAAGATGAGGAAACCTCGATCCTCAAGCTGCTGCGCTCCATTGATCGCAAGCTAGGACAGCTGGTGTCAGCGAAAGGAGGTGCAATATGAGCGCCGTCCTCCTGAGCTACTGCAATCCGCTGGCAATACGACGTGAACATGTTCAACGTGATATGGCGTTCGTGACCATCGGAAATGGCGGCGGTGAGCCGGTTATCATGGATACAGCGCTTGGTGAGGCCCTTGGCTACGCCACACCACTGCTGGCAATTGATGCCTTGTACGCTGAACACCAAGATGACTTAATTGGGCTATCCGGCGTGGTTGAGTTGTATCAGCCTGATTCAATTGGCCGATCTATAGTGCGAGTATTCGACCTGGAAGGAGCAATGCGGCTGTGCAGAATAGCCCTCACGCCACTGGCAAACCAAGTGTTCGCCAAACTTAAGAACATCGAATTGAGCTACGCAATACAGACCTTTCCAGAGGCACAGCGCCAACGACCATCAGCCGTGATCCTACCGTTTCCAATCAACGCCACTAAAAGAATGAGTCTGAAAAGCTGATATGGTTTTCCTAGTTCAACTGCCATGACCTCAAGCGCCCGCACTCCGGGCGCTTTTTATTTGCAGTCTTTAATCTCGTTTAAAACTACTTGCCGGTGACTCCACCGATCATTCCCCAGGGCTTTTTGATTAAATTAATCCAAGGGGAACGCTATGCGAACCAATGAATTCGCACAACATCGCAGGGCTTTATTGACTGGTACAGAGCTGTCGGCAAGCCTGGCTGCTGTCATTGGGGATCTTCTTAGAAAGCGGGGTATCTCTGATAGCCAAGCAGACGAAATAGCTCTTGAAGCTCTAGGGGAAATTCGATTCCAGTACAGCGGACAGAATGTGTATTTTGCCAGCGAGGAAAAAGCCAAAAAAGCCGAAATTCATGAGCGAATGTTTGATCGCTACGATTCAGGTGAGTTATCTGTTCAGGAAGTCTCTCAGGAGTATGGATGTAGTTTGCAATGGGCTTATCACATCATCCGAACAGTCCGTACCAGGCGCCGCGAAGAGCGCTCAGAACAATACGAACGCGACCAAGAGCGCTGGGAAAGGGAGAACTGATTGATGGCTCGTCAGCACAAGCTGTTTCAGATTTTTCGTGCAGGCCGGCACATCACTATGGGTGGTCAGACCGTTGAGTTTACGGAGGCAGACCTAGAGACAACAGCGAAGGTTTACTCTTTGATGTTGGGTAAAGCGCCATTGGTCTTGGGCCATCCTACCAATGACTTGCCCTCCTTCGGCGAAGTTACAGGTGTGTTCGCAAAAGGAGGCTTTCTCTATGCCCAGGGCCACGTTGATCCCGAGTTGGTAGATCTGGTGCGCAAAGGTCGCTACCGCAAAATTTCTGCCGCTTTTCATCACCCCCAGCATCCCAAAAACCCGACACCTGGTGCTTATGCGCTCAAACACGTGGGTTTCCTTGGCGCCGCTCCTCCTTCGGTCAAGGGCTTAATCTCTCCTGCGTTTGCTGATGCACAGAGTGGGTTGTGCTTCTCCGAAGGCTACACGCTCTCCAGCACTTTTGAGCCCGCCCAACAGCACGACCAAGGGCGTATGGCTATGCATAACCTTGCCTGTGGATACCAGGACGTTTGCCCAGAACTGACCTACGCAGAAGCCATTCAGCACGTCAGAGGCGTGCTTTCTTTCTAAATCGACAGGAACCATGACATGAACATCGTAAGTGACATCAAAGCCGCGCTGGCCACCATCAGCGGTAGCCTGACCGGCTTGAAAGAGCAACTGGCGACAACTAACCAACAGATCGCGGGTGCTAATGCCAAGTTGCAAGCGCTCTACGATGCGCCTCTGAGTTTGGAGGACTATGGTATCTATCTGAAAGCTACCATTGCGCAACGTGGTGATAGCGAGTTAAGAACCTGGGCCCTAGAGCGTGTGCAGCCACACCCTTCCTATGGCAAA